GTTGGAGCAGTTCCTGATGGACCATTTGCATATAGTGCGTTAGTTCCTGCTGAGAGGACCTGACCTACTACGTTGTCAATAGAATCTGCTGCGTTGTACGCGATGATGTCAGCAAGTGCTGAATCAACGTCGTTGAAAGAAGTTAGGTTTAGCTTCTTTGTTGTTGTAACTGCTGAACCGTATTCGTTCAGTGTTACTGTAACCTGTGATGGGTTACCTAGTGCAATGCTTGAAACATCTGATGATTCTGTCAATGTAGATGTAGCCTGAGCCAAATCTGAATAGATTGAGAATACAACTGATGATCCTGGCATAGCCTGTTGCACGGGCTTAACATCAGCTAATGAACGCATAACAGGAATGGAACGTAGTGCCATTCTTACATACTGGTCGTATGCTGCTTGTACGAGTGAGCTGATGCTAGACGTGGTGGTAGGGGTACCGGTTGGGATAGCCATTTGTGGTCTAGCCTTTCTGTTTTAGGATCGGATTAGAGTCCAGACATTCTGATAACTTCATCCAATTCTTCTTTGCTGTTAGCGTTCATAAGTTTTTGCATAATGTCTCCATTGTGCTCTGGTGATACACCGGAGTCTGCGGAGTTTGTCATACGCTTGTATGCTGCAGCATCGTTTGGATTTACGTTAGGTGTTGCCTGGTTTTGGCTCACTTCAATACCGAATACATCGGCATAGTCTTCAAGCCATTTAGATACAGACTCTTCAGTTGGGTCTATATCCTGTGGGATAAATGAAGCAATTTTGCTGTTTACCCCGCGACTTGCGAGGGCATCCTTTATTGCTCTTTCGCGTTGGGCCTTATTCAAAGACTCAAACTGAGCCTTAAGCTCATTTAGTTCTTTGTCTTTTTGCTTAGACGCTTTGCGTAGTTGCTTTACTAGATCGTTAGACGAATCATCAAATGTGAAGTCGTCGTCATCCTCGTAGTCGTAATTGGACATAGTGGTCCTTCTCCCTATTAGTTGTTGGCGCAGGCCTCACATATCCTGGGGTGGGTTATGTGGCTCCTACTACTGGTCTTGTTGTCGCTCCACTAGGCCAGTCGTTCTAGTGGCAGGCTTTGTTATTTAGAAAGCGCCAGCACGATCTCGTGCTAAGGCTCCACTTGTTAGACCAGTCTGACCACCGAAGGTGGCCTTTTCTAGTCCAGTTAGTTTCTGTCGTTGTGCTCTTGACTCTTGAGCACCAGGAACATTGAATACTTCTCTTTCAGCGGTTGTCTGTGTATATGGGTTCTCGCCATAGATTGATGCAAGTTGTGAACCACGTTGTAGTCCACCTGCAATAGTTCCGTAACCTTGCTGAGCTTGCGCCTTGTTGACACCGTAGCGTGCTAGGTACTCAGCATCAGTTACATTGGTTGCAAGTCCTAATTGAACTGCTGATGAACCGATTTCTGCTGCGGTAATGCGACGCTTGATTTGTTCTAGTCCCTTAGTAGGATCTAGTGCATATGCAAGCAAATCACCGTTGCTGATATCTGGATAGAAAGTCTTAAGTGCAATGCTTACCTCTGGGTTAGCAAAGAGAACACGCTGTTGTGCTGTAGAAACACGGTCTTCTAGTTCAACTGCAGACACATCGTTAGCAATGAAGTTAGTGAAACCTTCTTGGACACCTAGGTCGCCACGCTTCCAGTAAGATTCTGGTAGTCCTGCATTACGCAAGATGTTCTGGTACTGGTCCTCAAGACCAAGGTACTCTGCTTCAGAGATTGCCTTAAGTCCCTTAGAAATACGTTGAGGGTTTGCAGAAAAGCGCTTCTTGTAGGCATCTGACTCACGTAGTTTAATAGTAAACTCAGCAGGTGATGCACCTGATTGGATAAGTCCTCGCAATGGTTCTACTAAAGAACCAAGACCGTAGGCTGAAAACTGTGCGTATAGCAAGTCATAGGCTGATTGACGCTCTGCTGCACCTGCTGCAGATAGTGCATCTTTTGCTAACTTGCCATCAGTAAGGAATTTCTGATACTGAACATATGCTAATTGATCTGTAAAGACAGTTCCGTCAGTTGCTGTATAGGTAAGTCCACCGGGTGCTCTAGTAGTTACTACTACATTTGGACCGCCAGTAGTTACTACGATATTAGGACCTGCGGTGGTTACGACATTAGGACCTGCAGTGGTTACCACATTTGGTCCGGCAGTAGTTACCACGCCAGGGCCTGCGGTTGTAACTACGTTAGGTCCGGCAGTTGTAACTACGCCAGGACCTGCGGTAGTTACTATATTAGGACCAGCAGTAGTAACTATATTAGGGCCAGCAGTTGTTACTACGCCAGGACCAGCGGTTGTGACTACTGTTGGAGGGACAACTTTACCTTCTGCATTAACTGTTCCACCGATAAGTGCTGCTGTCGCTTGAGCGTTTGCAAGTGCATCTAACTGAGCCTGCGTCTTGCCAGTAGTGCCAACCTGCTTTGTATAATACTCATCCGTTGTTGCTGCAGCAGCCTTAGCGCCTGCAATTTTAGTTTGTTCGTCAACAATAGGTGCAGTAGGAGTTCCTTCAGCCTGAAGAAATTTACGTCTTTCTGCTGGTGTCAAACTAGCTAGATAAACTGCTCGTTGTTCTTCATCAGATAGTGTAGATACGTACTCGCTGTAGGATTCACGATCTTCGACAGGCAGACTTGCCTGCATTGCACTCCATTGTTTCGCTGTATATGCCATCGGTTACCCCATAAATCCAAAGTCTTGAAGGACCTTGAGCGCTCCGCTAGATACTTCATCTCTAGCACTCTGTGTGTACTGCCAACGATTGTCTTGACGCAACGCACGTTTGAAATCAAATAGGTTCATATCGCCCTTATCTGTAATAGCAGAACGTAGTGTTGGGTCATTAAGATCAATCATATCTGGGTTAATCTCAAGCTCTGTAGCCATTTGTCTTTTGTATGGAGCATATACATTCTCAAGGTCATAGCCTTGGTTGAGAAGGTTACGCACATATTGTGGCTGGCCTTGTCCTGCAAGTACACGTGCATCTTGGGCTACACGGTTAATGTCAATAGTTCCTGCTGCAAGTCCTTGTAGGACTGCCTTCTCTAAGTCCCCACCTGTTGTAGAGGTAGAGATACCAGGCAGGATATCCTTGAGTGAAAAGCCGTTAGCCTTAGCAATAGATTGCAGTGTTTGGTAGGCTTGTAGTGCCTGACCACTGTATGCAGTTATATTTTGAGCACCAGTTCCAGTACCAGCAATGCTAGATACCTTACCAATAAACGGAATGATAAGAGCATTGATTGCTAATGGGTCATCATCTAGGAAACCGTTGTAGATCTTCTCAGCAACAGATTGTGCTTGTTCATCTGTTAAAGTAACTCCAGCAATATCAAATGCTTTAGCTTTAACAGAACCCATCTGCTTCTTAAGGTATAGACCGTATTCAGTCTTAGTTACATCTTCACCGGCTGCACGAAGTTCGTTATACTTCTCACGATCAATGATGCGAGTACGTATATCTTTAGAATTCTTCTGCCACCAAGGAGTAGCTTCTGCTGCCGCAAGGAACTTCTTGTTGTCCCATTCCTCATCCACAGCTTGTACAAGGATCTTATCTAATCCTGGTACTGTCCTGAAAAGATAGTCAGGTAGGTCATACCAGAACTCTGTCTTCTTTAATAGTGTTTCAAAGTCTGAAGGCTTCTTTGTAGTAACAACTCCAGGCTTTGCAGTAGTTGTAGGTGTACCAGGCTTAGGCGTGGTTACAACCCCAGGCTTTGGTGTAGTAACAATGCCAGGCTTGGGAGTAGTTACAATTCTAGGCTTCTTAGTTGTGGTAACTACTGGCTTCTTAGTAGTTGTAACAATCTTAGGAGGCGTAACCTTGATCTCTGGAAAGTTTGACTCAACATCTGAAGAAATTGCACTTAAGCGACTTGTAAGACCAGTTCTTTGCTGCTTAAATGATGTGGTGCTTTCGCCACGAGACTCAGCCTTGGCAATTGATGCTTGAAGTTCTTTGAGTTTCTTATTGATATCCAGATATTCTTCAGCAGTCTTTGCTAACTTATTAAGTTTAGTTAACTGTGTATTTATCTGTAGTCGCTCGGTATCAAGTTTTTTAATCTGTGTATTGATGGTTTTTATCTGAGCATCTGTTACAAATGGCTTACGCTTATCTGCTTCAAGTTTGCGGATCTCTGCAACTTTAGCAGAATACTCGCCAGAAATTTTTTGTAGTTTAGTTCTAACTGCATTAGCCATTAGCGACCACCCAACGCATTCATAAATGTTTCATAGAAACCAAGGACTCTGTTAGCCTTGCCTTCATCTGTACCTGATATCTGATCTACTAGGTACTGCTCTTCGTTAATACCTGGTGTAGTCACACGAGTCTGCTTATCGCCTACTGTCTTGTAGGTTGTAGTTGATGCAGCTTGCTTTTGAATCTTCTTTAATACAGATGTGTATTTGGTAATTTCTGCTGTTGTAGCTTTGCGTCCAAGGGTATCTTTAATAACAGAGTTAATTAGCATCTTGGCAGACTCTGGCGTGTAGGCAGTAATATCTTCTACTACTGAAGGTCCTTTATCTGCTCCAACTTTTCCTTCTGCAAGGATGCCAGTTAGTACATCATAACGACTAGTAACGGTTTTAGAACCTATAAGTTTGTCAAGTGCCTTTTGGCCTTCGTATAACTTTTCTAACTCTACAAGAGCACCATAGTACTTAATGTCAAACTTGCTAGATATCTTGCCTTTCCAAAGTCCGGCATCTTTAAGTTTTTGAGCAAACGCAAGACGTGCCTCATTAGAACCATTTGCTACATCTTTTGCAAAGACATCTAATGACACCTCTGGACCAGAGGCTGTTGTAGCAGAAGATGCACCTGCTGAACCCATTGGTGTAGCTGCAGCGCGTGCTGCATCTGGACTACGGAAAGTTGGTTCAGCCATTTGTGTCTCCTAATAGTGATGCAAACAATGTGTTGTAAGCACTCATAGTATTTTCATTTGCCTTTGAAAGTTCTCGCAACTTTACAATAGCGCTATCTTTCATAAAGGAAGTAAGACTTGTTGTTCCTGAAAGGTTATCCAGCGCAGACCTTTGCAGTTTGTAAGCATCGTAAACATCTAGCATCTCTTTGAGAGATTGCTGTACTGGTCCACGTGTTTTTACAGTCTTGTCATTGAGCATATTGCGAAGATCATTGATGGCATTGATACGTGCGATAGCCTTCTTGCCACCTTCTGCCAACTCTTCCTGTAGCAAAGGACGACCTGCTTTGAACACTCTTGCCCACTCGGTAAACTCACGACGAGCTGCTGTGCGTTCAAAGTCTGTAACCTTTGATTCAAGGCCTGCTTCATACTCGTTCTTCTTTGAGTAGTAAACCTGTAGATCTGAGGCAGTCTGTACATCACGAAGGTAATCACTTACATTCTTGTTGTACTTTAGACCCGCATTTTTCATAGTCTGGTAGGCATCCCAAGAAAAGCCTGACTTGTGAGGAATAAGGAATGCTGCACCCTGTGGATATCTTGCGAATAGGTCTTTGTTTTCTTCAACAAACTTACCAGATTCTTCAGCATATCTAATAACAGCAACTGTCTTCTTCTCAGATTCAGTGACTGTAAATGGTATTTGGTTAGGAAATAACTCTACCCATTTAGCCATTGCTGAATCGAAATCACCTGGGTACTGGTCTAGTAAACTGTTCCAGGCTTGCTTAAAGTTAGCCTTGCCGTTATCTCTAATCCAGTTTTCCATATCTGCCTTGAGTTGAACCTGCGGTGATGCTGGTGCAACAAAGCCAAAGATGAAACGTGTACCAAGAATGCTGAGTGTGGTGTTCTTAACACGCTGACGATACTCTTCCTGCTCCTGAATAGAGGGTGGAATTAGATTGCCAGTCTCATCGTACTTTTCTTTTAGTCCGTGACCTGCAGCCTCTAGGTATGTGACCGCTTTTCTCCAAGCACTGGCATATTGCCCGTCTCGTTCGTCAGTATTCATTGATTCATACAAGCGATTGATGTGTGCTGGTAGGAATGCTGATACAAATGAACGATCTACTGCATATTTGCCTAGAGACATCTGTGTAATAGTGTCTGCTGCTCCTGGTGCTCCAGCGATATCTACTAAGTTAGAGATAACCTTAAATGATACGCCTGATAATGGACCTGAGAAGGTAGGAATAATTGAATCTTGGTTCAATGATGGTGTTAACATCTTAACTTGTGAACCAAACTGTACTGGGAATGGTACCTTGAACTCTGCTGGTACACCTAATGCAGTCATTGCACCTTGTACTGCACGGTAGATTGGCTCTATACCAGGATAAACGAAGTACTTTTCTCCTTGGTCATCCTCTTGAATCCAACCATTGTGTGCAATACCATCGTATGTAAGAGCTGCCTTGCGGATAGCCATTGGGTTGTACTTGACAACACGTGAAATACGACGATAGAAGTCCTCAGTTGCACGATAAAAGCGCGAGAAGTTGCGAGCACCGAATGCTAACTGCGTACGAACTAGTGGATTATCCACATATTGCAGTACCTGATTAACGGCACGTTCTTCAATTAGTTCAGCAAACTGACGCTTGGCAGCAATAGTCGCTTTAGAAACCTTATTAGGATCGGTCTGGTCTACTTTGCTAACAAAAGATTCGATATACTTGGCTTCAAGTCCTGAATCTCGCATCTGCTTGCGAAGTGAAATAATCTCGTTAAAAACCATAGGCTGACGTGACATACGGGCGTTAGCCAAGCCTAGCCAAGTCCAACCGCTACTCATTAGTGAGGCTGTTACATTGCCTGATTCTGAAAGAGGCACAAGAGCTGGGCCAAGCACATACTCTGGAATGTCATCTGCAACAGTTGGTAGGTCATCAAGTGACAATTGACCAGAGATTACGAAATCTCCATCATCGGTTTGTGTACGAATCTTATTAAGAAGATCTAGGTTGATTTCTTTCTGACCGCCAGCAGTTGCTCCACGCTTTTCAAAGATTTCTGCAGCACGTTTGTAAACAAGTTCAGCGTGTTGTCTTTCGTCGATGTTACGTGCAGCAAGTTGCGCTTCTTTGCGGAAGGACGGATTCTTATTCATCCAGTCCATAATCTTTATTATGGCTTCTTCTCTACCCTTTGGAGTATTGCTAAGGTTAGCAACTGCAATGGCACCTAATTCATCGTTTGCATAGTATCGAATACGCATAAGCCAAGTAAGCATTGCTGCTTCATCCTGTGGTGCTAATGCTCTACCCTTGTAAGTTGCATCATCTCTGGCGCGACCAAACTTCTCTGCTCTTGGTTCATTAACAATCAGTGCTTCACTGCGTACACCGTGTGAACGAGTAAAGATAGTAGCACGAGTGATGAAATCTCCACCGGTAGCAAAGTTAAAGCCACCTTCTGATACAAGAGCAAGTGTGTTATCTAAATTTCCGTAGATTAAATGCTCTGCAAGAATCCCTGCTTCTTCTTCAAACATAGGCTTAAGGCCCATACGCTCACGCAGGCGGTTGACACGACCTGATGTAAGAGATGTTGCCATAATACGACGTGTTTGCTCTACAGCACTGGTGCCAGCAACTTCTCGTAAAGTCTCAATCTCTGCAGCAAGAGATGCTTTGATAGCAGGATCTGATGTAACCTTAATTGCATCTCTTTTTAATTTTATTTCATCGCGTGCTTTGGCTATGTTGCCGTCAACTGCAAGGATTTCTGCTTCATATTTAGCAGCTTCTTTTTTATTAAGGATACGAAGAAATGATCCAAGCATATTATCTGCAGCATTAGTAGATGTTCTTGCACCTTCTAGTGCAGTGTTTAAGCGAGTTGCTAGGTAACGATTCTTTGCAAGACCCCAAGGGGTGCCACCGATAGCAAGGTGTACCATTAGGTCTTCTGTTGCGTTACGGATAGCATAGCGAGGACCTGCAAGTGTAAAGAATGACCAGTATCCAGTCATACTATCTACCCAAGATTTGTTGGCAGTACCCATAATTGTATTAACAAGACCAGATCGTGCTGCTGCACGGTCAATATCTACAAGGCTAGGTGTTGACATTACTGAATTGTAGTCAGATGGAATTGCACCAATATCTTGAAAGTCATCACCAAAGTTACCTACAGAAAACTTAGCGTCATCTTTACCAACTGTGGTCTTAACAATCTTTTGTCCTGCTTCAGTAAGGTTAAGTCCACGGGCTTCAGCGATACTACCCCAGACACCTTTAACCATTTCTTTGCGTTTGCCGATGTCATCTATTGCTTCAAATGTTTCGCTAATCATACGTGCATCTTGCTTTGTCATTACTAGACGTGCAAGGCGATATACCTGAGTTGAAGCATCTTTAGCCATCACATCAAACTGGTCGTTTTTGAACATTGGAGCAATGTTAAACTTAGCCTTAAATCTATCTAGGCGAGCAGCAACAGTTGCTGATGAGAAACGAAGTTCTTGGCTTTCTTTAACTTTAGCACCGATTGTAGTTCCTTCTTTAGAAAGAGATTCAACTATTCCATCGGTTGTAGCTGGAGCGCCAAATATGGCATCCATAATCTTAGGAGCAAATCTATCAATATTGATTACTCTATCAGCACCTGTAACGATAGCAATTCTAGCTTTACGTTGTGCATCTAGGCGTGGAAGAATCACACGCTTGCGACCAATTGAACCGTTAATCATTTTAACAGCTTCGTCTGTGTTTTCAAGGAAAGCACGTGTAGAAATTGCATCTTTAACATTATTCTTTTGGAGCAGACGAATAACCTCTGGTCCAAACTCTGGCGCAAGAACTTTAAGTTCGTCTCGTAGAGTAACTAATGTTGATGCTTTAGTACCTGGAGTCTTTTGAGCCTTTGTATAGGCGTCTAGTTTTGCACCGTAGTCGTTCCAAAAATTAGTTGCTGCAGGATTTGCAAAGTAATCAGTTATCTTTTCACCCTTTGTGATTACATCAAGTGAATACTTGCCCACAACATATAGGCTTCGTATTTTTGATGCTACAACAAGTGGATCTGCAAATAAGCGGTAGGCAGCATCTGTGGTTCCAGATACTAATCCGTAGACTAAACCATTTTTTTCTAATGACTCAGGAAGAATAAAAGTTGCTAGTTGACGACCTGGAGAAAATTTAGCCTGATCTACTTCTAGTAAAGTATCTCTGAATAACGCACGTGCGCTTTCAACATCATTAACATTAGGTACAACTTTGTTCTGCGGATCTGCCAACATAATGTACTTCTGCTGTTCAGGAGTTGCAGTAGCAAATAATTTGCCTACATCTTCACCGGACTTGATACGCATAGCAATATCTACAGCATCTTGACCATATTTTGACTTTGCTTTTTCAATACGGTTCTGATTAAAAATCTGGTCGCCTTTGTCATTTGCTTTATCCCAAGCAAAACCGATATCACCTTGTGATAGTGGAATAGCAACAGCACGATAGGTGCGTGTAGCAAGGTCAGATAATTCAATAGCACCCTTGAAAGCAAGAGTTAATGGGTTGTAATTAGCTGTGTAGTGCCAAGCAGTACCTAGCCAACCACGAGAAGGTTTAGTGGTTGGGTCTTCTTGTCCATACTTGGCAACAAGATCCTGACGCTGATCTGGTGGTAGTGCAGCATATTTAGCTGCTGCTACATCTTTAGGAAGATTAGATAATTCTCTGTGAACAAAGAGTGATTTTACTAAATCATCAATTTGTTTTTTAGACTGACCTTGTAAGTTTGCAGCAAGTGCTGCTGCTTTAAGATTATCAGCCATTAGTTACCTTGCGATAATGCTGTCTGATACAAAACCGCAATTTCGCCAGTAGTGTCATAAGGAAGCAATTGTGCTAAAGAATCTGATAACTTAATTGTTGATTTTTGCATCATTAGTGCATTAGCGCCAGGACCTGCGCCCATATCAATACCTGCGGTAATTGGTTCATTAGGGCGTTGTGATGGTGCAAATAATTCTGTTATCGGTGACTGTGTTGCTGCTTCGCGTACATCGCCTGCACGAGCAGGGCGTACATCTGCGGTCTTAGAAAGCGGAGCACCTGACTTAATAGCCTGCGTCTCAACGCCTTCACCGTATGCTGTAGAACCCATTTGTAAATTATCGGTACGTGTGGAGTACTTACCTGGGCCTGCTGGTCCAGCCAGTGGATTCATCATACTCACTGTTTGTCCTCCTCTAATTTTTCTAAATCGTTTGCCATATCTTCCCAAGCCCTATTGGTTTGAGTAATATGATTTGAATGGTAAATTGCTAATTCCATTAGTTCACCTGTTAGTGTTTCAACAGATGATGCTATGTTGTGCAGGAAGCCTACTCCTACAACAACGAAATCAAGAAAGCGCACTGGGCGAGGAACATAATTATCATCTCTCATCGCCCAGTACACCTTCCGTTAAAAGTATTATCCCTTTTTTACTGCGTTGCCACGACGGCCTGCTGGCATCATTGATGGAACTACCTTGCCACCTGCTGGCTTAGATGTGTCCTTCTTGCCTTCGACTGGCTTTGCCATTGGCGCTG